CCGGGTGGAACCACTACAGACTGCTTGATGTTCTTCAAGAGTTCATCAATGTTGGGTGGCGAACGCATTTCTTGAGCTGGTGCAGGTGCTGGAGCAGGCGCTGGTGGTGAAACTACCTTCGTCTTGGCTCCGCCTCCAATCTTGACCTGTTTATCTGCTGCGGGTTGTTTAGGAATCATCGATGGAGGTGGTGCGGGTGGCATACCCGATTGCATGAAACTCATGAGACCTGAAAGAGGATTGGTTGCTTGAGGAGGTGGAGGAACATTGGCAGTCGTTCGCATTTGTTGAGTCTGGTTCTGCATTGCTGCTGCTGCCAAAGATCGTGCGATATCAGGGTTCTGTCGCATGATGTCATCAATGTTTGGAATAGGTGCTTTGCGAGTCATTTGGTTGGTCAAGTGAACCATGTAGATCATCATACACGCACGCATTGGAATCTTAACCAATGGATGCATCTTCAAGTTTTCACCATATTGGTCGTATAACTCTTCAAAGTCATCTTCCAAATCCACCACATTCATTTGAGCAGATTCTGAAAGACCGTCTAATTGAAGACCAAACGCTTTGAGTAGAGTCACATGTTTGGAACCATATTCCAATCCACTCATAGCAGTCACGAACCATTCAGAGAATTGCTTGATGGTTGCATCCATGGACTTTTCACGCTTGATGAACTCTAGTTCCAACTTCATCTCTTCCAAAGGTGAATCCATTGTGAACCTCTTTCTCATTGGAACACCCATCTTGGAAAGACGCTCAAACTTACGAAGCACCTCGTACTTCTCCTTCATTAAGGACTCTTCAGAGACCTTGCGAGGAGTTACCGAAGGAGCATACGGTTCAGCATTGAAGTTCATGGTTCCACCGAGTTGAATCGGTCCTGTGTCCTCTGAAGACGGGACCAACTTTGGAGCAGGGGGTGGGGCGGGAACGTCATCAAATGACAATGTGGGAAGGTCTACTGTTTCTAAATTAGCGATGCCTGTAGATTGTGGATTCACGAGTAGGTCGATGTCCATGCTTATAAATGACTTGGACGTCCTTCTTAAAGTTAGAACGCGACAGAGTAAAAAAAATAATTATTTGTTCCATCAACGTTACATCCTACATCGTTTCATACCCACTTCCATCTGCAGTTCATCTTTTCGTTCCTTGAGATACTCGATATACATCTCACACCAGATATACTCATGATCTTTCGTGCTACGATCAATCGTTCCCATTTTATATATCGTATCTTTCACTTCTTTATCAATATCATCTTCATCCATTCTGTGTACTTGACGTTTCATTTCTAGCATCTTTTCCATCATATATTCTTCATCACCAATGTCTTCTTCTTTCCACTCAAGTTGAACATAATCCCACAATTCTCTTGACTTCCAAATGCGAAGTCTATAGTCAATCTCAGTCTCAGTACTTTGTCTTTTAATGATTCGGTCCATGTTGCTCACTACCATTCATTTTCTTAAAAAAAATAAATCCATTTTGGACGTTTCGGAGGACGGCATTTACTTGCTTTCGTGCTCTAATACCCAAAGACCTTGTAAGAATGAATCCGCCAAATCATCTTTCTTTGGATGTGAAGCAAAATGCGCCTGATTTGCCGCCGGAACTAAAGCGTATGCATGCGCTATGCCTGTCTTTTTGCGGCCTTTATAACTTGCGGTTGAATCTTCCACAGTCACAATGTTTGACAGCTTGTGAGTTGCCGAAACCCCAGTACACCGAAATCCACGGCACGAAAAATACATCTGGAGCATTGCCTGAACCCCAAACATCCTTCGGTCCATTTGATTCTCAAAGGCAACGACATCTGCTCCCTTCCATGAAGTCCGAGCGTCCAAACTCTTGATGATTGCAGGCGCTAAATCTAAGACAGAACCTTGAATCGCAGAGGATACACATTTCTTCCATGTATTCTGTTTGTGGTGATTGTAGAGCAACTTAACCAAATCGGTTTTCTTAGTTGCAGTCGTTTGCAATCCTTCTGCTTCAATCCGTTCGTGAAGTTGATTGGGAGTCAATTTATTAATTTCAGTTTTAGTCATTGCCTTCTTTTTGCGAGGACAATGCTTTGAACAACTGAACAATCCATTACTTGCGTGTTCATAGCGTGCTGCTGTAGAGCATTTATGACATCTAGGAGCGCCGACACCTGCCTGTTCTCCTAGTACGTCAATGATATTCCAATCTATGATTTTTACATCGGTGCGACTTGTGCCTTCAAGGACACAATATGCAAGGTTTCTAATTCCTACATCGAAGGAAACTACTTTCATTGTTTACTTTAAGCGGTTGCCTTTAAAAGAGAAATCAAAACGTTCTTAGAATCTCCCTTTCCAAATGGAATTCCACGTGTAGTCAAGAGTTCTTGAAGTTCTTTCTTAGTCTTGGATTCAAGTCCATCTGTATCCAGTGCTTCTGGGGGTCCGGAAACTACGTCTTGTGATACAGAAACGCGGTCATCTTCATCTTCTTCAGGAATGTCCACCTTCTGAACTGTTTCAGTCGGTTCAGGAATTGTGGCAAGTTCAATGTGAGGTTGTGGAATGGACGCCATCAATGTCTGGTTTAAATCGCTGATGACAAGGGCAATTGCGTTCATGTTCTGGAACATACGTGTTTGTTGCCAGTAGATCCAACCGACCATACAGGCGAGGATAAGAACCATAGAAGCAAGTAGTGCAATCGATGCGTGTAGAAACTCCATTTATACGAAGGCGGGGAAAGGTTGTTGCTCCTTAAACGAAGTCATCTTCTAATTGTTGTAATTGACGACGAGGACATACAAAGTTTCCAATTAAGACTCCTACTGTACAACCAAAAAGTGTTACAAAAATTGAAATAGCTAATATAACATCTTCATCCATTCAGTTTATATCGTATACTTAAAGTAAATGGTTCATAAAATGAGAAAATCACGTGGAGGTGCTGGATTGATTGAGAGTGCTGCTCTTGTAGGTACAGGAGCATACCTTGCTCGTCAAAATCCCGATGCAGATGTTGTTGGAGTGATGGGAACTGCTGCCAAGTATTTTGGATACTTTCTGCTAGGATTGTTTCTCTTTTTCCTTGTGTTTTTCACTCTTGTGATGATCTTTGCAAAACCCTCTCAACCACAACCCGAAGATACTACAAATTCAGCATCTGGAAAGTAATCTTGTATTCTCATAAATGGCACCCAAGAAAGGAGGAGCATTTATTGAAACGATGGTTGCATCTGGAATCGGCGCCTACGCTGCGAAGAACTCTTCGTCAATGAAGGGACTTTTGTGGACACTTCTTAAGTATGTTGTAGTGATTGTAGTGATTTCATTCATCCTATTCTTCGTCTTGAAGATGATGTCCACTGAAAACTTTGTTCCAATTACACCTTCAGATAAAGGTGACAAGAAGGTAGAAACACCTGCAGGGAATGTGATTCTGCATTAATAACAGTTCTTGTAAGGACGGCATGAAGCCTTCTGCGTGAAACCCATACGTCTACAAGGTGTCTTTTTGCAATACTTCTTTGACATCAATCGCTTTTTCTTAAAACGACGTGTATTACGTCTGCCTCCACTAGGATTTTCTTCAACAGATAAGTCCTGAATTGCCTTGTCAATCTTGGATTTCAATTCATCTGTCGTAACACGTTTCTTCATTTCAGGAAGAATGGCAAGGGCTCCAATTTTTGTATTTTCCTTTTTTTCACCTTCTGGCATTGCAAGAATTTTAGATACAGTATCCTTTGTTACCAGAAAGTCTTGTGCAAGTGCATCTACACTTCCAAAAATTTCAACCATTCTCTTAAAATACGCATCTAGATGATTCATTTACTACTACTCTAGAAATCTTCGTCTAGCCGAAGCTCTCCAGAGGACTGAACGCGTGAATAGTCAGACACTTTCTTTTCAAAGAAGTTGGTCTTACCTTCAAGACTAATCAAATCCATAAAATCAAACGGATTGTGTGTTCCGTAGATCTTGTCACCACCTAACTGGACTGCAAGACGATCGGCAACAAACTCAATATAGTCAGACATCATTTTTGAATTCATTCCAATTAATGCGCATGGAAGAGACTCGCAAATAAACTCCTTTTCAAGAATCACGGCTCCCATAATAATTGATCGAATCTCTTCAGGATTAGGTTTGTTTTCAAGAGTGTGAAAGAGCGCTACAGCAAACTGAGTATGAAGTCCTTCATCACGGGAAATCAACTCATTGCTGAATGTCAGTCCAGGAAGAAGTCCACGCTTCTTTAACCAAAAAATTGCACAAAATGCACCTGAGAAGAAGATACCTTCCACACACGCAAATGCTGCTAATCGGGTTCCAAAACTCTTATATGTATTCATCCACTCTACCGCCCAATCTGCCTTATCCTTGATACATGGAATGGTTGTGATTGCATTAAACAACTTTGCCTTCTCCTCTTCGTTCTTCACGTAGGTATCAATTAACAAAGAATACGTTTCCGAATGAATACCTTCCATCGCATTTTGGAAGGAATAAAAGAGTTTGACAACTTGCGAATCTACCTCGCCTTGAAATCGTCGCACAAGGTTCTCCATCACAATTCCATCGGACCCTGCAAAGAACGCTAATACATGTGTAACAAAATGCTTCTCATCTACTGTCAACTTTGACCAATCCGAATGGTCCTTTGAAAAGTCAATCTCCTCGGGGGTCCAAAATACCGCGACGCTTTGCTTATACATCTTATACAAGTGCTGCTCCGATGACCTAATAGGAAAAAGAGTATACGACATCTGTATATATAGGGGAGAAAACACTTAAACCTTTGTCTTGCTACAAGACAATGAGTACTATCAATGTACAGAACTTATTGTCTAACGTGTTCCATCCGACCTTTGTTTATGACACTGTGAACCGTGTGTATAAAACCAACCTAGAACTTGTCAATATTGATACAGTCTCAGCAAATAAGGTCTCATCCTTCTTTGCATCCATTGGTGATGCACAGTGTAACGTGTATGTAGGAATTGGTTCTGGAAATGCATATTCAAGTATGGTGACAAGTAGTAACTCTAACACGACTTTCCTAGGTCCAGGAGCAGGTAATACAACTTCAAATGTAAGGAATAGTATATTTGTTGGATACAACGCAGGTCAGAATTCAACCGGAGGAAGTTCAAATACTATTGCAATTGGAACGAGTACAGACGGAGATGGAACAAACAATATTTACATTGGTAAAAATACAGGCGTATCAAATTCAATTGGATCTAATAACATCTTCATTGGTCACGATATAACAGTTACAAATTTTACAAATAACAGCAATCAATTATTGATTGGATCGTTAGTTAAACCACCAGGATATATTGGAGATAATCTTGGATCTAACTATCTTTTAGGAGGAAGTTTAAGTAGTAATTGTCTTGGAATCAATTTGTCAAATCCAGCGTATACATTGGATGTCAATGGATATGCTCGTATTGGAACCAATCAAATAGGAGGTCTTGGAATTAATACAAATCCACTCGATTATACACTCAATGTGAACGGGAATATGCGAGTCTCGGATGGTTATGGAACTATGACTTTGACAAATGACGTAAATAGCAATTCAGTGACTACAATTACTCCAATATTTTCAGGTAAGACTGCGACTCTTCAAGTGAACGATGGGTTCTTTTCAGTGAGTGGAACTACTGGATCTATGAATAATGGTGGAACTTCTAATATCGGTGTATGGAAAAAAGGAATTGTAATGGTTTCAGCACAAGATACTACAAATAATTCAAATTTCGCATCTAGACTTACAATGGTTTCTTTATATGAAGGTGTTTATCTCGTGACTGCAATAACAACTATGAACTCAAATGTAACTATTGTAAGTAATAGTTCTAACAGTAATATTGTTCTTTCAAATGGAACAGGTTCAACAAAGATATTCACTTATTCAATTACGTACTTCCCGTTGGCATAGTCTTTAACTTTTCAACAATCTTGCGAATAGACACAGACGAGACACCTGACGCTTCAGAGACTCGTGTGATTTGTCCACCTAGAATTGATGAAACTACACCTGCTACAATCGTCTTTGGAGTGTGTTCCATTTCAGGAAGTGTATGGAGTCTTAATACAATTGCATCACGATCTGTGTCTGATAAATCCATGTCCGAACAAATACGTTCAGCAATACCTAGTTGAGTATTCAAGACATTTGAACCATCATTTGTAAATCGCATGAGCGCTTTGCAAAGTGCACGAATGGATACGTGGAATAGATTGGCAACTTCTTCATGTGTTCGTGTTGCATCATGTTGACGACAGACTGTAAAGATTGCTGCTGCCATAAGAGCACGGCGTGTTTCTCCACGAGTCTTTTGAGCGTCTTCTACTTGTTTGAACAGTGCGCATCCATCTAGAATAATTGCTTTAGGAAGTCCAGCACGTAATGCAGAGGATTGAATTGCATCAAAGATACCCATCCATGATCTCTCTCCGTGATTTGAGAATGACCATGATGACAGTTTTGCAATCGTCTTTCCTTCTTCAGATTGTTGTCCTCCTCGTCTCCGCATCATCATGGATCCGTAAGAGGAATCAGGAAGGAGTTCGCTCGTGATCGTCCCTGTTCGGGAAGGGTCGTCTTCAGTATTGCCGTAGACTCTCCATTCGGCTCCTTCATCAATACATGCTCCCAGAATCGTACCACAGCACTTGCACACGCGTTCACCGTCATCCACAACCACCTCATGCTCGCAGTTCATATACCTCTCTTTCGTTAGAACATACACTGTCCATTTTATCTTCGCATGCTTTCCAACAACGATGGGTCATAAGCGTTTGGTCGATAATTGGTTAACAAAGGTGGGCGATGTTGAGACAACTTACCACCTGCTGTCTTCATCCATGAAATCAACAGATATTTATCATCAATGACCCACACCATGTATCCACCTTGCGAAAGGGTATTCATGATGTATTCACGCGCTTCCGACATTTGGAACAAAGGATATCCAAATACATACGCTGGAATTTCAAATACAATATACGGTGCATTCGGTGAATGAGTTGCTTGTTTACGTATTTGTCCGTAGAGTTGTGAAAGAACAGGTCTCATTGCTCGCATGCGTTTTTCTTTGCGATCTTCTTGCTCTTCCCATACTTCACGCGCTTTAAGCATACTTACCTTCTCTATACAAGAATGTTTCGCTCAATTGCCCTCGGAGGTGGAGGAGTTCGTGGAGGTCTCATGATTGGCGGTTTATCTGTCTTGGAAAAATATCAACCTCTTGAGTTTCCAGACGGTATTTACGGATGTTCAGCAGGCGCTCTTCTTGCTACAGCAGTTGCCTATAAAATCCCTCTTTCTGCAATCAAACATATGTTTGAAACTGAATTCAATTTATCCACAATTCTTCCCTCCATTAACTTGACATCTATTTCAAGTTTCACTCAAGAGAAAGGATTGTTCTCAATGGATGCATTCACACATACAGTTCTCAAAGCATTTGATAGTCAAGGAATTGACCTACGAAATGCAGTGATTGCAGACAGTCCACAAAAACTCTTTATTTTGGCTTCTAATTTGACAACACGACGAAGTACATGGTTAACGGGTTCGGTTCCAATTTTGGATGCACTTCGCTGTTCATCCTGTCTTCCGTTTGTGTTTTATCCTCAACTCTTGTATAACAATCTCTACGTTGATGGTGGATTTCATACACACGCAATGCATGAAGTAGTTCCAGCAGACTGTCTTGTGTTTCACATTAGTCGTTCTGAAATTGCAATTCCTCCAGAACGATTGAAGAAAATGACACTTGGAGAATACTCTGCAACATTGTATGAATCCTTTCGTTCCAAACCATTACGAGACAATGTAGTCTGTTTCAAGAATGATACTATTTCACTCATGCAAGAATTAACACCTGAACAGAAGAAACTACTCTTTACTCAAGGAGTTGAACAGGCTTCACGCTTCTTTGCCAAACGTTTCCCTGAGAAACTGAGTTAATCCTTCTTGTGTAGGAACTCCTGAATAGGTATATAAATCGGTTGACGTTTCAAGTTTGATAGTTGGATATGCGTCTACTTGGTAGAGATCGGTGGTTACACGATCCTTGTCCGCATTCACACGAATAAATGAAACCGTTGTGTTTCCAAACGTAGTAGGTCCCGCTTCTAATTTCTCCCATTCCGGCATTGCTTTTTGACAATGTCCACACCAGTCTGTGTGAAAGAAGTAAAGGTTTGCTTTGTCTTTAGGAACTTCACGCTTTGGTTTCAAGGTAGGTTTCCATAAACGCCAAAGTAGAAGAAGTAAAAGAGTAAACGCAAGAACTGTGATGAGGGTCTGCATTACTTGAGAACACGAGAAATTCTGCGTTGCAATTCAAACCAACGACGATAGGCTTCTTCAGGTGTAACACCCTCTTTAATTTGAATCCACGCAACATCGGTACTCATACGTTCAGGTTCAAAGGTACGAGAGTGAATTTGAACCCAATTTCCGTTATACCTTACAAGAAAAGTAGAACTTTCCATTGTTTCTTGTAGGTTTGTAAGTGGTAAATGGAAGTCATATTCAGAAGATGTTACTGTAAAGAGTAAATGGAAGTGATCCTCAGGGGAGTAGTAGCGGTTGCTGCTAACTATGTAGTTCATTACGGTGCTGCGAGAGTCTACGATACATTTTGTGTTCCACATGATTTGTCTGAAGTGCTTAAAACACTCTTTACAACTTCAAGTCCTATTTGTGTTGTTTCTTTGGGAACAATGCAGATGACACAGAATAACTATGGAACGCTATTGACGACTACATTAGCGTCTCATCTAGTTAACGCATTGAAAGTTTAAACACGAGGGAATCCAACTAGGTTGGCACCGATACCGAAACCGGCACCTGTGCGAGCAGACGCTCCAACGCTAGGGGCATAGATATCCAAAATTGCGAATGTGGCAGTGGCAACGAGGGCAATCATACCAACCTCGGCAACCTTGAGGGTCTTTCCAGGGAGAACGAACGCAGCAATTGCAACTGCTAAACCTTCAAGAAGATACTTAATTAAACGTGTCACGAGGTCGGCCATGTCAATACCAGCAGAAGGAGTGGGCTTGGGCTTAGAATCCATTTGTTTGGTTCTTAGTCAGGAAGAATTTTTCATATTCAATTAAACTCCATAATATGCTTTATATGAAACGATTGAAACGCCTACAACCCAAACTGCCCACCAAGGAACGTAGAGAGACAAATATTGGAGAATCAAGAAGAAGATAAGTGCATGGACGGCTGCTGCGGTCATAATGCTTGCACCAGGAGGCAACGTAACTATGAAACCAGGAACGAGAAGAAAGAACAAATACGCGGTGGTGAAGATATCATACATTTATAATAAACCTCCATTATATTTTAATGAGTCGTAAGCTTCGACGCACAGTTCGGTCTAAACGAGGATCTGGAAAAATAGGAGAAGGGATGTCAGGAAAAGTATATTATCCTGCACTCGAATGTGATGAACCTTCACAACAACCAAAGGGAGATTACGTCTCTAAAGTTACATCTATCGAAGCAGGTGAATCTGAATTTAAAAAAACAGAACCATTAAGATCCTTGAAACCAACAAATTCAATTTATCCTGAGTCAAAATGTATTCACAAAGGAAAGAATCTTTTGTTTTTGAAATATGGTGGATTCAGTTTATCAGACTATTTTACGAATCTAGAACAGAATGTAAGTGGACGTTTAAGTTGGGCACCTGAACCTGTTCCTACAATTCCAGATGAACTAAATGACATTATTCATGCACTTGAAGAATTGATAAATGAGATTAACATTTTGAACAAAGCTAGTTTGTATCATAACGATGTTTCGCTCGATAATATTGTTTTCAATCCAAAAACAAAGAAAGCTTATTTAATTGATTTTGAAAGAATGACAACTGATTCACAATCATCAAAACGTTCTGATCTACAATCGATTCAATCTATAGTTACTGATTTTAAGAAATATCAATCTATTCTTGCGGAGAAAGAACTTAAGGTCAAGTCGTAAGAGGTAAAAATACTATTCTATTGCGGTAAAATAATGGAGAATGAATGGAAGAATATGCTTGTTGTTGGTCCACCGCCAAAAAGTTCTGTATTCATGAAACCTGAATATAGGGAACTTGTAAAGACTAAACTAGAACAATATTATCCTGAACTATTTCCTACTATTACAGTTGAAACTAGTAAAGAATACGGAACAATATTCAGAAGTGATATAACATTTCTTTATTTTATTAAAATTGATTCTAATGATTCAATCGACTTACAGATTGAATATTGGATTCCTGAAAAAATTAAATGGATGGACCATTACACGTATCTTCAGGAGATAGGACAGGAGAGATACTATTCAGGAGATCCTAATGAAAAAGATGTTATAGCTGTTTTAAGCGATGTGTATGAATCAAGAAAAGATTCATCATTAGAGACTTTAACTCTAAAACGTTCAGAGATTGGATGGAGTGATCCAATTACTATGGATCCTATTCGTTCAGGTGATGAGATTATTCGAATTAATAAGGATAATCGGTTTATTTTTCAAAGGAAAGCTCTTGAAAAATCATGGCTTGGAAAAGAAAAGAAAAATCCATTAACAAATCAAGTAGTTACTCCTGAGCAAATAGAGAAGTTTATTACAAACGTGACTGAAGATGCAGGTGCTGAACCAATGAGTGGAGGTCGTAGAAAGCGTCGTCGTAAGACACTGCGGAGAAAGAACTTAAGGTCAAGTCGCAAGAATAAGTAAATGCCTCTAACAGAACTTCCAAAGGCAGATGAGAATGGTCCAATTGATTACTTGGACGAAGACCCAGAGATTCCTACACAGAAATATTGCGTTGTCTCCTTCATCAGTCCTGAGAAGGTGATTAAGCAGAAGCAGGAGTTCTTCTTTGAAAAGTTCGTAGAGTGGATGGATTACGAGTGGAAGATCAAGGGACTTGAAAACTTCATGGCCTTTTTGTCCAAGAAGTATTCCGTCAAGATTGATGATCTTTTGAAGGATGCTCAGGAGTACGTGAATGTTCGTAAGGAAGAGGTCAAGAAGACGGATATCCACGAGCAATACCAAATCTTTTTGCTCAAGAACGAGAAGGATCTTCAGGAGTTGTATGATAACAAGGTTGAGTTCAGGACCAACATGCGTGGTGTTAAGGTTCGTCGTGCATTTGCAACCGTTGAGGAAACTCAGATGTTTGCAAAGGTACTTCAGCGTCGTTATCCAAAGGACAACTTGTATATCGGTAAGGTAGGTGCTTGGTTGCCTTGGGATCCATCGGAACATTTGATGCCTGAAGTTGAGTATGCTGAGAAGGAGTTGAATGAGTTAATGAGAAAATACAAGGAGAACGAATCCAATAAGGAGATGTTCTTTGCCGAGCAACGTGAGGAATCCATTCGTAAGCAAAAGGAGGAGAATGAACAACGAAAGAAGCAGAACGCATTAGAGAAGAAGACATTAGAGGATGGTCTAGCGGATGCATCTAAACCAATTCACCCTAGCGAAGGTGCCTTGCGAGATTAATTGCGACGACTCTTGGAACGTGATTTCTTACCACCACGACGGACCGTGGAGGTCCTTGTGGACCGTGTCTTGCGACGACGGGTATCAAGAACCCTTGTGGTTCGTCCACCAATCTTGGTATTAACAAGACCTGCAACAAGTGCATCTACATCAAAGTCATCATCGACAATTCCTTGAGATTGTGATTCTTCTTGTTTGAGTTCGGCTGCAACAGGTTGTGCAGCTGCAGGAACAGGTGCTTCACCCATAGCTGAATCTCCAAAGTCTAGAAGATTTACAGAACTCGTAGTTCCAGGTTCAGCCATCGCTAATCCTGCAAGAGCTACAGCTTCGTCAGAGTCCAAACCTGCTGCTTTGAACGCTTCTTTCCAAACACGAGATGGAGAGGCAATTCGGATTGTAGCGTTTTTTGTAATTGAATCCTTAACTGCCTTTAGTTGATCTAACTCTAGTTCAACTTCATTGACCGAAAACTCTTTCGAAAAAATGGTACGACGACCATCTTTTCGATTGAAGGTGAGGTCTGTCAAGTTTTTAAGCAATGGAGATGGATCATCCTTTTTAAAACTGAAAAGAATCACTGCCTTAGGCATTATTTAATTCAACTATTTTATTCACGACCTCCTCCTTCTTTTCGAACCCACACGGAAGGGGCAGCGTTCTTTTTACGCAGTGAAGTAGCGTTATAGTCGTCGGCAGCCATCATAGCTGACTGGAAAGGTCTGTTATCAGCCCACAACGACTGATCACATAATCTAAATGGAGGGTGCTCGGATGCCTTATACCAAAACACTTGGTCTTCTAACTTATTGGAGCTAACGTTATTGCAAATAACTAGACCTTCATAGTTCTCTGTGCATTGATCCATGAAATCACAAAACATCTCAAAGGTTGGAAACATACCTGCGTAATTCTCGTAAATTCTACGACGATTCCCTAGGATATTCTCACGAAGAATGAATACGAAATCTACGTTAGTTCTCAAGTTAGGTGTAATACCTAGAGGATACTGCATCGTGATAATCGTCATCATATCTAAGTGACGACCGTTCATGAACACGAAACGAGTAGACTCTTCATTGATCCATTCTTTTGCAGCATACAAACAGTCATCTAAAATCATGAACGCACGAGGATCAAACACCTGACCACTTGCTTTGGATTTCAAAAACCTCTGTTTGGCTGCAAACTGACGCTTAATAAAATTCTGGACTTTCCCTGGTTCATACTTATCGTGAATCAGTTTGGAGGGAACAAACGCCTGAAAATACTCATTGACTGCTTCAGTAGGTGATATCACTAACCCTGCTGGAAAGCAATCTTGAACGTTGAACAACAAATCACGTGCTAAAAAGGACTTGCCTGTATCTTTCTTTCCAATAATGACGATCATGGGACTTTTTCGTGAATCCATTCCACAACGGTCCTTGATCATATCCATATTGAACTTTTTGAGTTGGAAATTCATCTTGTTATCCTTGTCGTTTATTTTTTAACATTCATCACCGAGACATTTCATAATGGGAAAGGAATTACGAACTACACCGGTCTCTTTAAAACTCCAACGTATGTCCAAACTGGACGGATCACATTGGTCTATGAAGAGTTTACAACCCTTTTTTCCGTGTCTTGAGAAGTTGTTCAAAACTGAAACATTGGCAGGACTTCATGAATATGGAGTTAAGTTGAATACTCCAATTGAATCTATTGTGGACGCTACTCATATTAAGGTTCGCGGACAGACGATTCCAGTTCATCGTAAGACAACTATGATTTTATCACCGTTCAAGACGATGCGAGGAGATTATGGATCATTTGGTGTTCCTAAACGAACTGACGTAGCAAATGACTTGCAAGAACGAATGCAAAGTGCACATACTGCTGCATATGTTGGTGCAATGACTTCACTTGCATTATCTGAATCTGGATGCCAGCACTTTCCTAAAGTCTATGGAGTCTTTGCAGGGTTAGCAGAATCACATACCATTGATATTTCAGATGACTATGAAGATTTAACTGAAAAAGGATGGTTTGCAGATAAGATTGGTCATACATTTGAATTGAAATTACGAACAGCAGGTCACGACGCAGAGTTTAGTCATACTCGTCGTGCACGAACATCACTTGAGATGGGAGATGAAATAGAATTAGGAGATATTGAAGATGTAACAGTTGATCATATTAGCGATCCAGACTCTGAACGAGATGTTGAAGCATATGATGTTGCTTCGTCTGAATCTCCCGAAGATGAGGAGGAGGATGATGATGATGAAGATGTCTACGATATTGAATCCTGTGGATGTTCAGACCTATTTGAAGATGAAGAGCAAGATGATGAAGATCCTGAACCATTTGCATGGGCAACATTCAAAGATGTTCCTGTGATGACAACTGTGATGGAAGTCTGTGAGGGAACTTTTTACGATTTGATTAAAAATAACCCAGAGCAAGAAAAACACGTTGCATGGGTTTCACAGATTGTGTTTGCATTAGCGTTTGCACAGAGGAACTACGGATTCACTCACAACGATTTGCATGGAAACAATGTGATGTATGTTTCAACGACTGAAGAGTTTCTCTTCTACAAGCACGGTGGACAAGTCTACAAGGTTCCAACATTTGGATACCTGATTAAACTTATTGACTTTGACCGTGCAATTGTTTCATTGCGTTTGACAGGAATGAAGGAACCTAAGTTGTTCATGAGCAGTCAGTTTCAGGAAGATGAAGAAGCAGGTGGACAGTATAACATGGGACCCTTTCACAATGCAGAACGACCTTATATTAGTGCTTCATCGTCATTTGATTTAGTTAGGTTTGCTACGTCAGTCTTCTGGGATATGTTTCCCAAAGGACCGAAGCATGAAACTTCACATCCGTTGTTTGAAATCTTCCTTCAATGGATGAAACAGAGTGATGGTACTTCAGTGATGTTCCGTGAAAAGATGGACAATCATGATCGATATCATGGATTTGATTTATATAAAGCAATTGTGAGATATTGTGGAGATTCAGCAGTTCCTAAGAAGGAAATTGGACGCATGACTCAGTATCGCGCTACACCGTCTGCTGCTCAGTTAGGAGATGCATTGGTCATTGAACCTTAAAACTCAGGTTTGCCTACAAACATCTCCTGTGCTGCAGTGGTAACCGTTTCTGCTGCTTCTACAATTGACTCGGTTCCAAGAGAATATAAAACACCACCTGTAAGAACACCCGAACCTGCTACAATCTTACCTAGATCTGTATAGTCTACCTGCTGAGTCTTCGCACGGCG